ACCTGAGTTTTTACATCCAGTAAACTTAACAAACTTGGGAATAAATTATCCTGACTTAAATTTTGTTTAGTTTGTTGGCTTAAACAATTCACTTGAGCAAGATTATGTTGTTTCCAACTTTCAGAGAACCACATAATCATTGGTACATGTGTTTGTTGGCTCGGTGCGATTGCATAAGGTGAACCATGTAAATATAAACCATGTTCTCCGTTGATTCGCCATGATCAGATAAATACCATAAACCTGTCTGATATTTGATATTTCTTTTAGAGTATTAATCATTTGGCTTAATACATGGTCTGTATATACGATTGTATTATCATAACTATTTAGCAATTCGGTTTGCGAACAGCCCTGTATCGCATTCGTATCACAAGTCGGTTTAAAGGGTTGATATGCTCAGGCGCACGCTTGTAATATGCAGGTCCATGACTACCCACCTGATGCAAAACAATCAAACGTGGGCGTCATCATCTTTGGCAATAGTAGCCAAATACTGCTTTAAGCTGTCAATGAGAATGTCATCATAACATTCGCCATCTTTACACCATTTTTTCTTTAAGTTTTCAGGAATCTGGTATTGCTCAACGCGATCACATGCACCTTTACAACCCGAGTTATTATCAATCCAAGTCACTTGGTAACCCGCACGTTTTGCAATATCTAGTAAACCTTCGCGGTGACTGGCTAATTGCTCATCATAATCTACACGTGGCATACCCGAGAACATACATGGCACAGAAACCGCTGTTGCCGTACCGCATGAGCTCACTTGAGAGAAGTTGAAAATATCTTGTTTAGAAAGCTCCGGATTCGTATTTTTTGCATATCCATTTAGAGAGAAACTTTCGGCACGTGCCGTTTCACCTACAACAAGTATCATTAACTTAGGGAGGTTCTTTTGGACGCGCTGAACTTGATGAGCATCTTGTCCATATATCACGAAAGGCAGATTTTTCTTCGGAGCCTTCTTATGATAGTAAGACATAAGCGATGAAATACTATTTTGCGGTGAAATCATCCCTTTTAAATCACGGTGTTCACGAAATATTGCAGCGAAATCGACATAGTAAGTAAAAAGTAAAACACCGACCACTGCAAATGAAGCTACCAGTGAGAATACTTTCTTCAATAACAACCGTGATGCTTTTTCTTGTTTAAATTTAACTTGAGTAATTAAAAAAATGGGCAAAATAACAAAAAAAACTGTCCATAAAACAAAGCGTAAAGAGATTAGATCGGTAAATTCCGAAACATCGGTCTGCACCATATTTTGAATTTGGTCGGGTGAAATAATGACACCCAATGTGTTTACAAAATAAGAGCTAAAGCCACCAATAAATATCAATAAAATTGCAAAGATTTTGGCAGTCCATTTCCAATTTATTAATTGAAAAATTAAATTATATGCCGCTATTAAAATAACTAATGTCGCCCCTAAGAAAAGAACTGACTTAATACCATTATAAGGTGTAAGTTGATGGATTTTTTTAAAAAAACCTATATTCAGAAATAAACCTAGCCAGATAGATAAAAGCAAATTAAAATTTAATAGTGTAACATCCTTGCATATTTTTTTGAATTTAAAAACATTAAGTGCCATTTTTAAAAACCATTAAATATAAAAAATGCTAAGATTAGATACCATACCTTAAAGAAAAATTAAAAAAGAACCTTTGTAATATTCTTTATTTATATGACGATGGCTCCTTGAGCTAAAAAATCAGTTCATTATTTGAACACATTTTATAAATAAAAAATTTTAAACTTTATAATTGATTATTTTAAAATCTTAAAACCGATTAATTATTCGGCTTTAAGACTATATTTTTATTACTAAATTTGAAGACAGGAGATAAGAACTAACTTTATATCTTTAGCAACCTAAATATGCATAGTTATCCCCAGTTGAAATGCTCGCCCTGGTAGAGGGGCAATATATTTTAGAGGAGAGTTTTGTGGTCTAGCCTCTTCGTTCAGCAGATTTGTACCATTTAAAAATATATCAAATGAAGCATTTTTAATCTTTAATTTTTTATCTATCTTAAATTCAAGTAAGTTGTAACCAGATAAAGGAACTTCCTGTATTACATTCTTACCTAGATATCTTGGCTCATCGTAGTAAATACTTGAAATTTTACCTTTCCAAGAATCATTTCTCCACTCAAGAAACATGCCATAACGATTAGTAGGCATATTTGGTAGGTAAACTCCATCATTAGCTAACCTTATATCTGTAGGATTAACAGCCTTATTTTTAACAAAATCAGCTAAACCACCTAGTTTAATATTCCCAATATGAGCTAGATTAAAATCATAAATTAAATCAATTTCAAACCCTTTGACGTCAGTGTCTGTCTGTTTCCAGTATTTTAAAGGTAATCGATTTTGCACAGCAACACCTGAATGAGATAAATACATATAATTTTCAAAATCCATTTGATACCCAACAAGTTGCATGACCCAATTATTCCAATTCAAAAACATACCTAACTCTAAACTTTTAGATTTTTCTGGTTTGAGATTCTGGTCGCCTTCTTCTTGTGCCATAACAGAATAGTGAACATTACTTGAATAGAGCTCATTCACTTCAGGTGCTCTTTCTGAAATACCATAATCAACTTTTAAATTTATAAAATTATTAACCTTATATTCTCCTCCGATAAAATATTGGTTTAAATTATATTTTCTATTTTCTATTCTTGAATTACTAGCATTTCTTGCTAGTTTAAAATCATTATCTTGAAGCTCATGTTCAATTCTTTCAAAACGATAGCCCGTATTTAAAGTAAATTGTTTGATATTTAATTCTTCTTGTAAGAATATAGCTTTACTAATAGTACTTACATTAGGTAAATAGCGCTGAGTACCACTTCCTTCGATATTCCTATTTTTAAGGCTAAAACCAAGTATCCCATCTAATCCCTTAAAGGATGACTGTTTCATTATTAATTCAATTAATTGATTATCAATTTTATACTCATTAGCTTTTGCAGTACCAACATATTCTCCAGATTTATTAGAAAGCTGTTGAAAATTCAAACTTATCTCTTCTGCAGAGGAAATTGGTTGGATAAAATTGGAATTTAATACAAAACGATTTTGATCTATTTTCACACCAACCGGTAATGTTTCATAAGAATCAGCAAAAGATTGATTTTGTAATGAAAATCCTGGTACACCATATTCACTTTTTTTCTTATCTGCACTCAATCCAATGAAACCTTTATCAAAAAAGTATGTTGTTCCAAACCCAATATTCTCATTCTGAGCATAACTGTTACCTAATTTTTTAAAATAATTTGGTGTAACATCCGTATTGATCTTTTTTATTGTATTTTGCGGAGTATTAGGTATGTACTCTGGATTTTTTGGATTTATATATGTTTTTCCTCCCCATATAGATGTGGGCTTATCTGTATAAAAAGAAAAATCGCCATCTGCCCAATCAGGATTCTCAGTCATAAATTTATCTATGTATGGTTGTGACGACTTGTTATAAATATGTTGGACTCTACTATCTTTTTGACAGGAAGCTGCTAATGCACTATTGATCCCACCTGAATTTGAAAAAATCTGGTCTTCACATAATTTGGCTTTACTATTTCCTGGAATTTTATAAGAAGAAATTTCATATTCTGAATATCTTATATTTGTAGACCAGTTTTTTTGATCATTGATGTTAAAATTGAACCCCTTTACATCAAAATCATTAAATCCTTTCCGAAAGACAATATCTAATTTGTTTGGCTTTTCTTCAATTTTTTTAGGAATTAAACCCGATTCTATTTGAACACTCCCGCCTATTGCATTTCCGCCATAACGAATATTATCTGTATTTTTGTTCACTATCACTTTTTCTATAAAAATTGGATCGAATGGTATATTAATATTTCCACTAAATGCATTCATTCCATTAATAAATTCTCCATTTTCAATTACTCCAACCCGATTTCCACTCAAACTACGTATAACTGGTGCACCTGCATTGGGTCCAAATGAAGTACTTTGTATACCTGTTATATTTTTAAGAGCATCACCTATTGTATTGGAACTTTCTACTTTTTCTTTGTCCACCACATAATTTTTTTCCTTTAATGCATTTGCCTTAAAAACAAGAGGCTTTAAAATTGCAATTCTCTCCTCAGCTTGCACTTGCTGAATTGCTATAAAAATTAACGGTAAAGCTGCCAAAGGTTTCATAATCCCCCCCTTTTTTAAGAAAAGGTTATATTATAACATAACATTAAAAAAACAATCCCTATACATCCAAGTACTTTCATTTATTAGTAAACAGAAAATGATGATTCAAGTTAAATAAGTAGTTTCTTTATTCATTTGATGCTTTTTGGATTCTTTTAACAGATTGAAAAGCTTCTCAACTACAACAGAAGAAATTTCATTACACAATTTAAGGATAGAAGTATGTGCACAACCCTAGGATGAAAGATAGAGGATTATCAAGCTATACAATAACAAACATAAGACTACTCGAGCTTTGTAGAAGTATGTGAATTGAAGTTTATTAAATAGCCCTGATCATTCAGGGCTTTTTTTTATAATGCTCTAGCGCAAATTGAGACATTGACATTGCTATTGATCGTATGAGCTGTGCATCCTGAAAATAGAATGCACAGCAATGTAATTGTTAAAGCTATCTTTGATCGTCTGCAATGAAAGACTTTCATATAACAACTCGATTGGCGATCCAACCATAGAAAAACTGTTCCTGGCTAGGATTGCGTTCACAGATTTCAATGTAACGTTGCCCTTGCATGATATTAAGAACACGCACCAGGACTTTTTCGCCGTCTTTTCCACGCTTGGCCAGATAAGTTTTGAGTGCATTAAGAGTTGCTGGACCATAAATTCCGTCAACTGTTAAATCTGGCCAACCTGCTTTACCTTGGTTATTCAGCAAATTTAAAGCACGCTGTAAGAGTGGTTTTGCAAATCCGGTACCGCAATTTACCCCAGTATCTAAAAGCTCTTCAGCAACTAACGAGCTAATTACATTCACTTGATCAAATCGCGGATCTGTCCAATACTGCTTTTTATAAATGGCTTTGGCCACATCAAGCGGTAAATCTTTCATGTTGCCCTTAAAGCCGTTAGTACGTGCTACTGCTTCAGTAATACCGTACTTTGTTTCACCGCCTCGATCTGCTGGGTTGTTTACGTACCCGCCCTCACGCTTAATTAACTCGTCCAGATATTGTTCAATGTTCATTTCGGTTTCCTTCAGATGTAAAAAACCGCCCGAAGGCGGCATTAGCTGTTTTCAATGTCTTTTCTGGCTTTCTTAAACTCTTTGATCACTTCAACGATCGTTTTACCTTCCTGTTTATCTATAAAATTAAAAATCCAACGGACTAAAGCCCAACCGGGTAAACCACAAACAAAGAAGAACCCACCTAGAGCAATCATCCCCCATACATCAGTAACCCATTCATGAAGTCCCCACTTCACAATAATGAATGAGCCGCCAGCCAAACTTGATACAACCGTACAGATCAAACCAACTGCCCACTCTTGTGGTGAGCGTGGCATACGAGTCATTAATACAACTGCTGCAACCAAACCGACTGCTAAAGTCACCATGATTGCAATCCCATATAATTTTAAAAGTGCTGTAAAACCGCTAGTGGAAACTGGTTCCATTTATTTCTCCAGATATTTTTAGACAATAAAAAAGCACCCGAATTGGGTGCTCAAAGTTCTCTTAAGGTTTAAAGGGTTTGTAAGATTTTCCCTCCGTTAATCAATTGAGTTGTTAGAGGTGCCACCCCAACAATTGCAGGTCCACCCGGTCCCGGCTGACCTTCAGTTGTGCCATGGTATTTCCAGTTCCATGTTCCATCATTGGTAGACTTGGTACCACGTTCGCCCCAGTTTCCGCCATCCCCTGATAATGGAGATCCATAACGGTCATTTTGGGTTCGGTAACCTTTACCGGGCACTGCAGCTTCAGCATCGGTTACTTTGACAACCATAAAGTCACCATTTAAGTACCAACGCCAGTCTTGCGAGTCATTTGAAATGGGCTGTCCCGTCATGACCCGTCCAAATGGTGCACCAGCTCCACCGGGTATACCTTGGACTCCATATGTTAACTCAGTGTAAATACCGCTTGGTGTTGCGCCGCCACCAGATCCGCCTCGAGCCAGAGTTCCACCATCAATAATCAGATTTAGTTTACTGTGCCGGTTCAACAAACCGGGTGCTCCCTGATACCCATCACGGCGGGTTTTGGTAAAGTTATAATCCGGATCGGTAGACCATGCACCAAATGCCAAATGTGGCAATCCTCCATCACCACCACGTCCAACAACAGCACCTTTAATCGTCAGATTTACCACCAGATCGGGCGGGAACTCCCCTGTATCTATCGCCGGTAATTCTGAGGCAGCTGGAACGATATACTCTCGTTTTGCAGGACTAGAGTTATAGTCGAATTTATAGACAAATCTGGTTTCCGGTCGATAAGAACTTGAACTTGAAACCAGTGCACCTGCTTCAACTACAAAACTGATTTCGCCAGTCGTTGGTAAATCACCTCTTTGCATCTGATACAAACGCACCAGATTTATATCCAGCTGGTCATATCGAATGTAAATCGGTGAATCATCTACTGGCACATCAATAAAGTCCTTGTCATTGAGGTAATAACGTTCATCGTAATTAATTGCCGTAATGGTATTAGAGAACTGGTCAGCAGGTTCTCTTTTTGCAACCAGATAAGGCAATGAGCCTTTAGTATCGTCATTAACTACGGTGTAGATAGTATTCACAAAGTCATCGGGACTAAGCTTTAAGGCCCCGTTCGGTAAACGCCCTAAAACTACTTTGTTCTTGGCTGAACCCGGCGTAACGGGAATCAGGTCCACGGTACCATCCCCCATTTGCAAATAAATCACATAACTCTTGCCTGCAATGAAATCGACATCATGGCTTAGGGTGAGAATTAAACCTTCTTGCTGTACCACCTCGCCGCTTTGATGAATACCATTGCGATAATCCGCTACAGCAATCCGGTCACGTAAAACCAGTAATTCTGATTCTGGTGCCGCATCAAAGGTAATGGATTTGCGCTGGAAGCGCATCTTGTTCCAAATCCGGTATGCATTGAAATGCGCTTGCCACTTGTTTCGTACACCAACAGATTTCACCTCTTTTGGGTTTTTGGCTCCTTTATCCGGTAAATAGATATTGATACGGCTATCGTCGGTCGGATCCGTGTATTCATAGATCAGTCCGTCGTAGTCATCCATCACGCCAAAGGTCAGGTCATGCTTGTAACTATCCGGAATGATATTCCTGAAGTTAAACAGCATTACCGAGTTATCAGTTGGCCGTTCAAAATAAAGCTTGAGCTTATTGTTTTGCCGATATGCAGTACAAAACACCGCATCACAAAGATTGGTAACCAGCTCTTCAAAAGATAGATTCGTATCATCAATGGTAGTACAGAACTCAGCCGCTAGCGGCGTACCAAAATAATCAACTACATCATTATAGGTCCGATAGATGTTTTCAAGATCAATCTCATCGATCGAACGGCGGCCAATCTTGTCATCGAGTGCCATAGATACCAAAGCATCAGCAAAGCTAGACGTTGGATATAGCTCTGTTGTCATTGCCCCGTTTTTATAAGTCGGCAACATTCGCTGAAGATCAAAATTGATCTTGCGGGACTTAACAGATAAAGCTCCAGTGGTTGCATAAGTACGCGCACGAAAAACCGTTTCATGTTCATACACTGTGCTTTGTAAAGGATAAGCACCGTAAAGCGCCTGCCACTTTACTTCATCAACAACTGTTGTGACTGTCGGAGTCGGAGTTAAACGGCGTGCACGGACACTACAACGCCCCTGAAACGTGACCATATCAAGTGTTGCACCAACGGTCTGACGTGACTTTGCCGAACCTTTCAAAATGATCTGCTTCAGCATCGGATTACCAATCGCTGCACCAGATTCATTTACCGGTGTTACTTCAACTTCAATCGTGACATTAACAGCGGCCTGATTCCCACCTGAAGAAACGGTATAAAGTCCATTGGTGGCCACAAAATTACACAGCACCCGGCTACGTTCAACATTGTCCAGAATGAATGGACCAATCCATTTTTCACCTATTGAACTGATCTTTGGTGACAAAGCTGCAGTTTGTTGGTTATTTAACTCTTTAAGCTTTAACCAGTTAGCATTAACGGCCGCCGGATTTGATAACGTCATACGGTCATCAGCTACCGATAGAACGCTATAAGTACCATTTAAATCAAAAGTCTGGCCATTAAACGTGAATGAGGCATTGGTGATTTCTACGCGGTCATTACTTACAAACTTAGTGGTTAAATCTGTGTTGTTTGCCGTTGCCCGAAGAATCTCGTTTGGATATGCAAAATGAAGGTAGTTCGTACCTTCTAAAGATTGTGTATCAGCAGGACGTAAAACTTGGCCATTAACAGAAGTTTGATGCTGAACCGTTAGTGGCGGCGTGGTAATTTCGGTTCCAAGCGAGAAATATGGCTCACCTGAAACAATATCTACACCTGGTCGAAAGACTTCTACCGATGCGCCAGCAATATCGACAATATTGGTTTCACCGTCATAAGCTCCATTGATTTTATAGTGTCCACGCCCAATACAGCCCACTACATGCTCAACTTCAACGTTGTTTTCATATACCTTGTAAGGTACTGCGATTAGGTCGGGAGTATTCCACCCAGCTCCATAGTTATCAGCAATACGACCATTCACCCGGATCTTGTTTTCCCGGTTAGAAAGTTCATTGTTTGCTGAAGAAGACTGGTTAGTATTTTGAGTCGTTTGTGCTATTGATGGCGTTGGCATTAAAAATGCGATCGCAATACTAATCACAATCGAAACAATAGCCGCGACCCATTTAGGGTTCTCAACTACGATAAAAGTGCCCGGTAAGAAATCAAGCTGCTTTAAGTCATATGCATTCTTTGGTGTGACTTCATTCGCAAATGAAATTTCGGCATGATCCATATTGCTTGTAGTATGAAAGATACGCACATGTTCAGGCATATGTTCATATTTTGAAGTGAGCCATTGCCCAATGGTTTGAGCCTGTTCAATTGTCTTTTCTTCAGACAAAGCGTCTTTTTTATAAATAACTTTAATCATAATAACTGACCCGATTAAACCCCATTCCCATCACAACCTCTTCAGGCAAATAAGTGACTCCGCTTTCCATGAGGTGAAGAATCTTTTGCCCACGAAAAAGCCCCACATGCGGGGGCTTATTTCTTTGTCTCGGATGGAAGGCGACTATGCAGCCTTCCTTGGGCATGGGTAGCGGATTTAAAAGTTTTAACCGTGAAGATAAAAAAGTAATTTTGCCCTTAGGCTGCATAAAGAGTTCAAGCGCTTCCGCCCGATCTATGCCGTATAGGTCCATTGCAGCTTCATGAACAAAGTGAACACAGTTGTAGTGTTCGTCATCGTATTGCTTATCAAGCAAATGATCATGACTTTTCATATAGCCCCCTTCAAACCACTAAAGCGATCCAGTGCAAAAATGTCCCCAGTTTTAGTGGTATTTAATCGTGGTGATTCAGCCTTGAATGTCACAGCTTTATGGTTCATGGCGACACTTGAGAGTTGTAGTCCGAGTAAATAAAACATTGGAGAATTCAGATTGTCTGAACTGTAAATCCGGTAATTTACTGTTGGCTTTACATCGGGATATTGGCCTTCGATTACCCGTTCAAACTCATCCGGCATTACATCACCTAAACCAGATATAGAGACTGTTAATGTCTGGTCCAGATCACCCAGCATTCCGGATCTTTGAATAGATGCTGGCAAAAATTCATAATAGACCTGACCGGATCCCTCCTTATGTTGAACATAAACACCTCGGTCATCATTACGGACTATTCGGTATGTATTCATAAAAGAAGGATGAGAAAGCTCAATACACTCCAATTGATAGACATCAACTTTCCGATTGAAAAAGAATTTGGCATATTCGTTATCCATTAGACCTCCCAATCCTTAATCAAAGCGATATCGGCAGTAAGGTTAGGCTGGTTTTGAACAACTTCGAGCTGTGCATTTACCCGGTAAAGGTTGCCATTCACTTCATTGGTCTTGAACGAGTTCGGAATGAAGTTACACAGGTATTGCTGACGAGCTCCCTGATCAATCACCAGATCCGCATAAAATGAGGCTGGCTTGTTCTGGTATACCCGCCAGAACGCCATCATTTTATTGAAATCGGTTTTACTTAAATTCCAGTTCACATCAACAATGTGGCTATTACGTTTTACATCGATGTAATAGCGACCACGACCGCCGTCCATCTGCTGACGTTTCACATCATCACCCGGTGTTACGCCATAGCCGCTGGTCTGAGGATTTAGCTTTAACTTGTACATAACTTTCCTTCAGGTAATAAAAAACCCGCTTTCGCGGGTTCTTTTATTAAAGTTAACTTGATTAATTTTTAGAAATTAATAGATATTACTTTTGAATATAAATACAAAAACATCACTTAAAATTAAATTTATTTATTAACAACCTAGCGCTTCTAATTGCTCTAAAACAATTATTGCTGCACTATCTGCTGTATCAAAATCAACTAGCTCATAATCAAAAACACAACATGCTCCAACCATTTGTTCTGGACGTAACCGCGGAACTTTACCTACATTTTCACGCTGTATCCGCATAAACTCTGGACTCAATTTTCCAATTAATTTATCAAGAATACTAGTTTGCCATTCAATGTCCTGCTCTGTTGTTTTCCAGGTATCTAAATCTAGGATTGGAAAACCGGATTGTTCAAATATACAATTAACAAAAACTGAACATGTAAGGCTATCACCTACCGTATTAGGGGTACTTAGAAAATCACCTCCTGAGATCCTAGATCCACCAAAATTTACGATTCCATAAGGAGCAGGAAAATAGAAAACTTCATTATTATTCAAATCTTTATTATGAGAAATTTGTTCAAGTTCATTAATTATATGTACAAGAGTTCTTTCTGGAATTTTTTCTAAATCAAACCAGTACATAGCATAACCGTCAGAGTCATTACGTCTTTGAAAAAAATAGGTTTCATGCCAGCCAAAATGAGCTAGTACTAATTTATTATCTTCAATAAATACAAAACCAGTATGATTTTGTTCTGATGTTACCTTTTTAATTATGACTCCAAGTTGTGAGTCTTTGGGTTTATAATTAATGTCTTTAATGAGTTGAAATTTTGCATTCATTATAAAAGCTTACTCACAACTAAAATTTATATATTTAAACCGCGATCTAAGCCATACATCTCACGTTTTGGGTTTAATCCCTCATTTATAACAACGTTCTGAGTATATAAATACATTTCTTTCCACAATGAAATTTGATTTTTATAAACATTTGTTGAGCGTAATAAAGCTATGAGAGACCATGAAGTTAAACTACTTTTATTTAACTCTTGAAAAAAATTATTTAAAAACTTAAGGTCTTCAACTTGTACAGCTTGATGCATTAATACTGTCATATATGCAGAAGCCTCTCTTCCTCTATTAGTTGCTTCTAATTTATATATTTCAAAATAATGTTTTTTATCCCACCAAAAACTATTTTTAGAATCTTTAAATATCTCAGGTGAAATAATATTATCTTTACTATCAAGTCTAAGATCATATGATTGAAAAGAACCAATGACACATAAGCATAAAAAAAACGCAAGAAAATCTGATTGATTATTTAGAAAGCTTTTAAAAAAAACACGCATTGATTCAGTATGATCAATGAAATTTTCAACGCTTTTATTTACGCGATTAGCAACTCCATTATAATTAGAAACTACAGTTGTACTACGATTTATAGAATTTAGTGTATTACTCGAAAAAGAAGGTAAACTTAATGAGCTTGAATAGGTATCAACTAACATAAGTACCTCCATTTCTTATTAATTTTTTTACTGAATCTTGTAATAATGGAATGAATTTTAAGAAATCTAATTCAGATCTATGAGAAGCATCTGTATTAACATCTATATTCATTAGAATATTTTTTTGCACTTTAGCCTTGGGAATTCCTATATTAGGATCAATCACCAATGACATTTTCTGACCATTAGAATACTGAACAACCTGATTAATTTTAATATTGTCAATAAAATATGATTTATTAGTTCTATAACTAATTTCTTCTAAATCCTCCTGCATGTTATTTAAATAAGAAACATTACTTCTTAACAAATCACAACCTATTTTTTCATTATCAACAGGTATACTAAGCTCAACAACATTACCAATACGAATAATCTTTTCATTGAGCTGATCAAAAAATACGCTAATTTTTTCGTAAAAAAAATCTACCTCTTTGATTATTTCATTGAAAGTATAAAAATTTTCATCTCTTTCAAATACTAATTGTAAATCAATTAAGCTTTGATCTTTTAAATAAACCAAATTAAATTGCTTATTACTATCAAGATTAGTAATTTCAACATATTGAATCAAACGTCCATTTTCTTCCGATTGGGTCATTTCATTAGAAATTTCAAGCCCAGTTATATTTTTCGACCATTCTTTTTTCTTAAAATTAATTTCTCCGTTAAAGAATAATACAGTACGGATACTATCAATTTGCCATTTAAATTCAGTCATGGTATGCCTAATATGATTTATATAGAATTAATCAAGGTTTGTTATACAAGTCTATTGAACAAATATATGCAATTATTACGGATGAATACACATATTTGAGGAGACTATAATCTTTATAGTTAACACTAGATTTAATTTTCCCAAGGCTATACACTCCAGAGACGAAAACACCTTCTTACTAATTAATAAGAAGGTCTCTTAGCGCGAATATTACGTTGAAATTACTACCGAAGTCAATATCGTAGTTCCGATAAGTAGTCAAGCCAGAAACTTTCATAATCTGTCTAATTCTATTACTTTAGAAAAACTACACGCCAAATAACGTCGTCTTGATAAACGTTTAAATATCTTAAATATATGAAACAAAGTGTATCGAAAGTCAGAAACACTTTGTACATATCGTTAGAAAGCAAGTCGAATACAGCGTATAGGTAGTGAAATGCCCCCCCGTTCGGCGGCCTCACATAGTTAACGGTTACGCCTTACAGTGGTATTCTCAGTCAAAGATCGACTAATAGTTGAGTTTGGATTACCAATTTGATCACTTACAAGCTTCGGTACCGTTCTTGGAAGCTGCTTATCCATTTCATCTTTAACAATGATCCGGACTGTTTGCTCATCCAGTTGTTCGGCTTCAACTGTCGCCCCACTCACCTGATTAATCACTTCAATTTTGAAATTGATTATCGATGAAGCTGGCTCAATTGAAGGCTTAATCTCAGCTTGAGGGCGTGAAGCTCGTCCTGAAGTAAAGTCCTGAACATCATCCAGATTTGAGCGATCCAGAACTAAACCATTGGATGAGAAATAGACTTTACCGTCATGGAACAGGTCAGAATTTGCCGAAGAAGCTAACTTAGGTGTGTCTCTATTACCCTTATAAATAATCTGAGTATCTTGAACCGGTTGATTAAAGATATCAGATTGCTTTTGGCTTTCTATAAAGGCATTAGAGCTCATCATTGCACGGCGCATGACACTATCAGCTGAAGCATTGTTATTGAGAAAAGCTTCAGGGTTTGCACTCTTACGCATTCTCTCAACTAAACCAACACCACCCCAACGTTTAATGTCTTCTTGGGACCATACAATCTCGCCTTTGTGCACAGCTCCAGCAACTTCATATTTCCCACCTCGACCAGTGTAGCCACCTTCAGCAAAGCCTTGATCTTTGATTGCCCGGATGTTTGCAATGATGCTTGCACCTTGTGCAATAGCACTTGCAATTAATGGGATATTTGCTGGAAAACCAACACTAGCCGCCTTTGCAATACTTTGCTGAATAGAAATACCTGCAGCTGCAATGGCATAAGCTTTATCAGCAGCAAACATGATCTTGTATGCTTTTGATTGCTCGCCAAACATTGAACCAAACATCGATGTGAGTGAACCCATCATTTGGCCACCAAATGCAATTTGAGTGTTCAAGCGATCTTGTTGATACTTATCTTCAATATCCTGAGCATTCTTTGCATATTCAGCAGCAATCTGATTACGTTGATCTTGAGCAGCTTGAATGATAGCTGTTTTCTGGTTTTCGTAATCCTGCTGCTTAATTAGTCCAGCTTCGAATTGAGCATTCAAACCATCTAAAGAGTTTTGCTCATTCAGGTCGGTAGCAGCAAATTGACTATCTGCTAAATCATTTGCAGCATTTAAACGGCTAAATCGTTCCTGATCCTGTCTGAAAAATTCGCCGGTACCATTCATATCCGCTTGGATATTACCCCAGTTTTGAACAGCATTATTCACCTTATCACGAGTCTCTTTATCCTGACTAGCTTTAGACAATCCGATTAGCTTTTGCCGCTCTTCTATAGAAAGTTTGGTATTCTTAAGAATTTCCTCCCGTTCTAGTCTGTAACGTTCCTGCATGGCCTGAGTTTCCGAAAGCAGAGATAAACGTGCCTGAAATAAACGCTGTTCCTGAGCTAGTTTTAATAACCCTAACTCTTGCTGTTTTTGCTGTTCCAGCAATTCAACAGCTTGCTTCTGCTCAGACTTACTTAATTCAATGTCATGAGCTGCATTGAACTTTTTACGGTTAAAGGACTCTTCTAGTAACTGTTCCTCAGTTTTACGAAACTCCTTATAGTCTTCCAGTTTGCTTCTAATTGCTTGTTTGGCAATAGCCACATCATTATCAGCACGGCGCTGTAGTTCTGCCTTAATTTCAGCTGTTCGTTCTGGCGAGAATCCTGCCTTATCAACGTCTTCCAATCTAACTTTTAAATTATTCTGGATCCGCTGTACTTCAGAAGCTACTTCATTTTCAAGAGAGCGCTGAGCATCTAGTTGACGTTCTAGTTGAGACTGAATGTCACCAACTGCCTTATCACTTCCCTTACTCGCACCACCTTTCACTTTGCTCTGCATCTTTGGAGATTGATGTAGAAGCTTAAGAGACACTCCATCCTCAAAGATCACTTCACTGACATAACCACCACCCTTGCTGTCATACCATGTCTTGATATCTTTCACAGCGACATTAGTCGTGATCGGTGTTCCTTCAGGCATTGAAAAATCAATACCCTTATGAAATGAAGAAGCCCCTTTAGTTGGGGCTTTTCGTGGACCATAATTAGAACTGATCTTGTAGGAAGTTAAAGGTTTTCCTCCCGCCTGTAATCGAGCCAGATGTTCATTTGAAACTTTCTGACCAGACAATGAGCCACCATATCGAACATCAAGATGTGGACCAGTACCAATACCGGATTGACCGGAAATACCGACTAGACGTTTAGTAAGTTTTTGCTGTTTAGTTAATTCATTAGTACTTTCCTTTAAGGCTTTATTTTTAGCATCAATTACCTTCTTATTTTGCTCATCTATGGATAAAATCTCCAAACCTATCTGATATAACTCATGAGAAACTTTTACTCCACTTTTTCGCGCCCAACTTGCAGTTTCTACCATTTGTTTCACTTGTTCAGGTGAGTAACCTTTAGCAAGTAAACCTTTAGTAACCAATGCTTCAAATTTTCGATCTGCCAGTGAATCGGCATATTGCTTTTGTGCATTTTTAGCTGCTAATGCGGCCTTTTCATTCTCAGTTAAGGACTTAGTGTTTTTATCAACGCCAACAATAGCATTTTCAGCCTTATTACCAGCAAGTGTTACTTCTATACCAAATAAGCTATAAGTTTGCTTGGTCTTAGCTGCAGTTTCTGCCGCTTCATCATAAGCATTCACTTGCTTAAGCAATGCCTCCATTAAATCAGAAGGAATCTTCTGATTCTTTAATTGCTCAATTGCTTCAGTATAGGAAATGGTACCAAGACGTGCTTTATTCGAAATTTCAGCTACTTTAGCATTACCTACAGCATAGTTCTGGATATTGATTAATGCTGAACCGACTGCTAATTCTTGTTTTTCCAATGCTTTGTTTTGATCATTTATTGTCGCTGCTAAATCACCTAATTTTTCCTTACGCTGTTCATCATTTAGAGCCTTGATTTCTTCCTTAGTTAATTTTGCCGCTTCAGCCTGCTCTTTTAACTTTGCTGTTGCTTCTGCAGATTTACTTGAGAAATACATATAAGTAGCAGCCAAAGCTGTTACTCCTAATGTGATCGCTCCGATTGGGCCACCAATTAAGCCCCATGCTCCACTAACTAAACTTGCCATTGAAGCGCTTTTACCCTGAGCTGCTGTGACCGCTTTCGTCGCTTTTTCTACGTTATTGGATGCAAGTACATATCTGGCGCTGGCTGCACTTGCACCAAATTTTGCTTGAGTTTCGGCATTTGTTGCTCTTACATTTGCCAAATGTGCCTCAGCTTCAGCCAAGGCAGCTTTTGCACTTTCTATCGATTTTTGCTTTTGCAAATGGGAGGCCGCATTGTTAGCAACCAATGTTCCTAATTTGGTATTTAAAGCTGAAACTTGTGTTGCAATTGCTTTAGTGAGCAGTGCCGTACCGCCCAAGATGGCAACATAAGAAATTGATTCTAAATTTTCAGCTAAAAGCTGGATTGAACCTGATAATGCTTGAGCTGCACCACGTCCTTGTCCAGCTTCGCCTACAAATTTTGTTATTTCATTATTAAGTAAGGTTAGAGATTGTCCAATGGTAATATCGGTTTTAGCAAATAATGCATCTACATTATTTTGAACATTTTTAAGCGCTTTAACGATTTCTTGTGAAGTAATTTTTCCTTCAGCAGCAACTGAACGCAACTCTCCTACGGTGATCCCCATGCCTTGAGCAATAGCCTTTGCTAATGCCGGGGTTTGCTCCATTACAGAATTAAGCTCTTCACCACGCAATGTACCACTTGCTAACGCTTGTCCAAATTGAACTAAAGCTGCATCAGCAGCTTCTGCACTTGCACCACTAATTGCTACGGCTTTAGATACGGTTTCAGTTAAACGCGCAGTATCGTCCATAGTAAGGTTTAAAGTCTTAGCATTATCGCTAAAGCGTTGGTAAACCTGTAACACCGAATCCCAAGCTGAATATGTCTTTTGAGCAATTCGGAAAGTATCTTCAGTTGCTTTATTCAATTCAGCTTGATTGTTGGTAACCAACTTTAATCTATTCTGTAATCCAGTATAAGCATCCATTTTAGAGATGGCTGCACCCACAGTAACCAATCCTGCCATATAGCCTGCAAGTGCACGAGTAGCTACAGATAAGCCATCCATAGACTTCGAAGCATAGTCTCCTTTACGTTCAATACTATCCAGCTCATTGCCTAGATTGCGCGCATTACGTTCAGCATTTTGCGAATCAATAACAATGACCAATCGAGAATCTTGTGCCATTTTCTACTTTCCTCTAGGCAATAAAAAACCCCGCATTGCGGGGTTTCTCGTATCAAAAAAATTTAATCTTTAAATGTATCAAGGCAAATCATTAAAGCCTCGTTAGCAAACTCAGTTTCTGCTTCTTTCTTTTTTTCTTCAGTATTCCAAAGCGGTTGTTTATAAGCATCTTTTATAATAGCTATATAAAACCCTTTAATCTGATGATCTTTTAAGCTCTTCTCAATTCTATTAATGGGAGCAATAGCTTGTTCACCATGTTGTCTATTATGCATGATGATTTCTGCATATTTCGAAACAGATTCACAGAATTTAAGCTTTTGCGAACCGTCATCTGCTATTGCTATGCTGGTGCAACCTATTAATAAACAAAAAAGTATTTTTTTCATTAAATTACCTATTACTATGAATGAGTGTAATTTAACAGCTCACTAATCTAAAAGACACCCGTGTATACTATTCACAACCCACCCATTAAGTTTTTACACATTTCTTTCTCGTTACCTAATTGTATTAATTTAAAAGTATTGCTTGAGCCGCCAGATCCACTACTCGCTCCCCAAACTCCATATACACTTTTTTTCTTGTTAGCACTGAGAATATAAGCCTTTTCAAAATTTCCCGCACTCAATTGTCTCTCACATATTTTTTTATAACTTATTCCAGCTTTAGTTAAAGACTTGAATGGGGAGAATTCACAATCTCTAAAACCTTCTCCAAAACATATATCTCCATCTCTTTCTGGCATAGCAGGGTAAAAAGATATTGTATCAACTCCGAACTTACCAACAGTTCCTTCAAATATTATCGCCCATGGAATCTCATATTCTTTATGATCTAGATATTTACCCTTTACACCTAAAACATTCACTCTCGCAATGCCTTTTCTACTCGAATAATAGGTACCATCATCCAATTTAGTTTCGATATATGATTTATCCATCCAAATCACATTAGGATCATTAGCCCGATAATTCCAAGAAAAATTTTGATCATCCTTGTTTGGCATGAATTTAAAAATTAACTGGCCTAGCTCTTGTTGTTTTAATTTTAAGAGAGCTGGATATTGGACAGTAACATTTTCACTCTTAGCAACCATAAAAGGACCTAAGGCTAAGAATCCAAATAAAATCATCTTTTTCATATAAAATGAACCCAATATCAACACCTTAAAATTAGCTAATAATCCAAATAAAAATTATTAAAGCTATAAATAAAATAACTCCACTGATTATCCATTCAGATTTAGGGTAACCCCATACATTATCTGGATTATTAAAATCAGGTTCTCTTCTACGTGTCGTTTTCTTAGTATGACTAGAGAACTTAGAATAAGATAAACCAGTACCTGGAATACCTACTGTTGTGCGAGTACCCTTCTTACTTACATTTACACGTGCACCTTTCCCACCCACGGAAACACTTGATAGCCCTTTTTTACTAACATTGACACGGATTCCAGGAGCAATTTTTATACTTTTTCTAAAATTCAATCCCATCACATCACCTATCTAGAGCAGATCTTTTTAGAAGCACTGATGGAACCATCATTACAGACAAACTTACTACCATCGCAATGACTTACCCCACCTTTCTTACCAGAGCACGGTTGTCTCCCTCTACCTGCTTCCGCAACACTTAATGAGCTGAAAACTAATAAAAGACTTAAAATGACTTGTTTCATGGTTTTTTACCGTTTGTTATAAAGTGTACTAACTTTAACAAACTGGTTACTAAATGTCACATAAAGAGAAACCACCCGAAGGTGGTTTCTATCAAATAAAACTAACTAAGCTATTTCACAATTGGTTTGATGCCATGAATGGTTATTTCCATATGAAAAACTAATTTCACTTGGAACTAATGTTCTTTCTTGATGATTAAGATTTTCAATTAACTGTCTTAATTCACCATCACCTTGTACGTGCTCTTGATATAAAGCACGGAGTAATAAATCTGTTGGTTTTCCAATTAACGAACGACCAGCTTCCCAGTGTCGAATACTAGATTCGCCAACACGTAAAAGCCCCGCAAGATTTTTTTGCGATAAATTTAGCTCTTTACGAAGAAATCTTATTTCTTCACCATTGAGTTCTGGCTTATGAGTTATTAAATATAGGCCTATGGCATTATGGAGTTCATGGACAGATTGGATTGATACCAATTCGCCAAATTCCTCATCATTTTCAATAGTAAAACCATTCTGTAGCCAAATATTACTTAAGCCACATTCTTCATAGTGATACATAATTTAGCCTACTCTTAAAATGTAGTAACTACGACTGAAAGGTCACCGTTCGCGGTCTCTTTAAATGCAACTGTAGCGGTAATATATTCACCAGCAGTACGAACAGAAACATTTGCTTTACAAGTTCCACGAGCATCCAAATATGGTCCCTCAGTGATGTCTCCATGTTCAAAACAGCAAATAATTTGCTTCATGGAGATACAGCGTTCTTTCATTCTTTCTTTTGCATGTGTAGTTAACTTGATCCTGCTAGTATCTCTAGCAGATGCTCTAAGTTTTTGTTTAGCTTCAGTTAATGTTAAACACATACAAGCAAACACCAAGGTTCTCAAAAGAGTAAAAGAATGCTGAACCGTCAAATATTGACGGTAAGGTGATTATTCATCATTTGATAATCACGCGCAATACCTTAAAGGTAATTTTCTGTCAATCCAGATCAAGTATTTTGTAACATCGACTGCGTTATTTTGAGTCACGTTTAAGAGCAACTGCTTAATTGTTTGACGTTTTGATCAAATTGGGCTTTTCAGCCCCTGGCAATACCCAATTTGGTCACTTACCTTTGCTTTTGGTTGATATCTTCTTATGGCACTGCTCCAAAAACAAATTATCCAACGCAAAAATACAGTCATTAAAAATATGAGCAGCCACAGGCAAATCATTATGCTCAGCATAGACATTGATAGCCTGCTGGTCTAATGATAACGGGATGCTCTGCTCGTACCGTCTGGACCTGCATATAGTGCTAAATGCCGAAAGAATGGATTCAGCCGCATAAGAATATTCTGGCGGATCCGGAATGTGGCCACCTAAGAACTTGATTTGTTCGATTTCGTGCGGCGTTTTCGACGCATACGTTTTTTGGTATTTGTAGAGCTCAATGACTTTCCCAGAATTAAAGCCTTATCCTTGTCGGCTTCTTCCTGAATCTTCTGAGCCTGTTCTTTAATGAATAGCCAGATTGAAATACCAATATCACCAAGATTAAGAAGCTTTGAGGCATTCTCAGGTGTATAAGGTTTTTCGGACTCGACCGTTTTACCGTCTACGATCTCTGCAAATACTACGCCCTTCCAGTCTTCGATTAAGTGGGCTGCGCATGCATCCATTAATAATTCGTGGTATAGCTTGGCATCTTCATCTTTTACCATTACATCGTAGCCCTTAGACGAGATCTGGTTACCTGCTCGTTCAATTGCTACCTGAAAAGGCTTATAAGCGATACCACGGACTTTGAACTCTGCCTGTACCTCGCCATCAGAACCCTTGTATTCACACCATTTTGATACATCCGAGCTTTTAATAATTCCGACTTTTAAAGCCATAGCAACCTCTAATTTTTAGAAATAAAAAAGCCCATGAAATTCCATAGGCTTTGTTACTGAATAAGTTGATTACACAAGAGCACGTACAATCGTTGGACTAGTACGCACTTGGGCAAAATTGATATCTATTGTAATGATGTCATCGCCACCACCATCCGGGTGATTTGCTTCCTTAACTTCAAGTTGTGGGAAGTTAAACGAGTACTTACTGCCTTTTGTGTCTGTAATATCAAAGGTCAATGTAAATACATCACGGGTTTTAATGGCATCAATCCATGCGGCAGATGTTGCCGAGAACATGAAATTAGCATTAACGCCAATATCCATCATTTTCTCTAAGTAGAACTCAGGTGTGTACTTACCTGAACCGATACAACGGATCGCTTCCAGATTATTGCTAAAGTTGATAGTGAGTGTCTGCAGACAAGCTTTACCCTGAATTGATTGGCCATTAATAAGTAGCTTTTCAACGTTTGGCATACTCACCAGTGGGCGAGTTGATGCTGGAATAGGATTTGTAACAGGATTAACCTGCTGTCGCGTAAATGAGCTACCGACTAAACCAAAGTTACCAGTGATTTTGCCTGTGGTCTGGATCGTCATTTCACCAGTATTTACTTGAATACCACGATAAATAAAGACTTGACCAATATCTTCAAAGACTTTTACCAAGGTAAGAGACTTACGGACTCCACCACCAAAACTTAAAGCATTTGCAGCCCAGTTATTGAAAGCGAGAACATTTAAGAATAAATCAAAGGTACCTAGCGATAATTCAAATTCTAACTGACCGGTTACTTCCGCTTCCGTTACTACAGCACCTTGGCGAAAACGTGAATCAACTACTTCACTGCTATCTTCAGTTGAGACGTTTTCAGATAAACCATCACTGACACGGCGAACCGTGTACCAGATCGGGTTTGCCGGAGTTGTTCCCAGCACCGCTTCTTCACAAGCATATAATCGAATTTTTGCGCCTGAACTCATTTATAGTTCTCCAAAATTTAGGCATAAAAAACCCGCTTCATCAGCGGGCAGTTATAAAAGATGGGCGTAAAAAAACCCGCTAAATTTGCGGGTTTTTAATGTGTTGCATCTGTGTCGGAGATCACTGGCGGTTCCACACCATTCAAGGCTGCAGCTACTGCCTGAGATAAGTTAGTAGGCTGGAACTCCAATGGTGTTTCACTCAACGGTTCTTCAGGCTCTGGTTCGGGTTCTTCATGCAATCGAATATCAATCCAGCGAGTTTCTGGAATATCTACAGGATTATCGAAATCAGGAATAATTGAGGCTGTTTCGATATCAAATTTTTTCTTGTAGGTTTTTACTGCAATATCCCCATCTTCATGCTGCTCATAAGACACAGCAACAAGAACATTACCGTTTGCATCTTTAGGCATTTCAATGTACCAGCCCTCTTTAGCAAATCCCAGAGAACCTTTAATCAGGTAGTCACCTGTACCTAACTTTTCAAAGTTAATCGGCTGTTTTGAGGCATCTTCATTGAGTTCAAGTGAATCAGCAAATAGTCTTGCAATCGGTGAAGCTGCCTTGTAAACCCCGTTCGAATCAACAGTGAACCCCTTGGAGCGAAGTTCGCCAGAAGTCTCAACAGTAACCAATTTGCCGCTGGTCGCGCTGTTATCGGTCGTATAAACGATATTGTTCTTGCTCGTATAAACGATTTGCTCTGCTTTACTTAAGGTGTCAGTGGATGGCACATAATTCCATGCAATTACAGCCATACAATTGGCGCGTGTTGAGGTGTAATATGGTAAAAATAACTCCGTACCTGTAAATTCTCCACGAGTAACCACGATAGAAGGTGCATAAGCAGCTATATAGGGATTTGTATAAATACTAGTGGGTGCATTCTTAAAACGAGTCTTTTGTCCCCCTGCTTTATAACCAGCATCAATATCATTTCCGGCTTCTGAAGTTGGAGATCCACCATAACCTAAGTTAGATAAACCATAAGAACCATAAGCTGCTACATTACCGCTTTCTACTCCAACACCTCTTGTTGCCGCTGTACCTAAGCCCGTAACTTGAGTCCAGTCTGGAGTGAGGTTTGGAATGCCCGAAGCAAAAGGCAGCATAAATTGCCGCTTACCTTGAGCTGAGTTATAAGGGAATGGTCGATGATCCCAAGAATATTTAAAGACTAGATTTGCCATTATGCAGTCACCCCGTCAATTACCTGAAAAGTCAGAGTCTCAGTGTGTTGAGTCACACCACCCACGACGGCTTTGATATCCATCTGACACAAGCCTAAAGGCCATGTAGCAGTGCTTGTTCCCGATTTAATATTGAGCCAACCTTTCTGAGTGCTTTGACTTAACGCTGCACAAGTCAACGTTGCTACGGCGGTTCCGTCCAGAGTTTTAACTTGCGAAGTAAAGGTATACCCCGTTAAATCGATTGCTCGACGTACATCATTGGCTGGATATTGCAGTGCATCATCCATATCAACTAGCTGCAGATTTAAGTTGAATGTGTCACCACGCTTAAAAACAAAATTGCTCATAAGTGATTCCTATAGACATAAAAAAACCACCGATGAGGTGGTAGTGAATAAGACATAAAAAAAACCGCTTCTTAGCGGTCATTTAATAAAAAGAAATTTAAGGCTTGTAATCTAAATCAACATTTACTCCAGTAACAACGTTATGTTTAGGCCCTCCGAGACTAACAACATTAGCCAAACGTATATTCACATCAGAAACACATAGCTTGTTTTCGCTTTGCCACTTCTTCAGTTCAACAGACATAACATCTTCAAGATGTCTTTCCAGTTCTTGCCGTTTAATTTCGATTTCTTCTAAAGTCAGCATACATGACATATTAATTCACCTTAAACCCAATGCTCACATTATACTGAATGAAATCAGCATCTTTACCCGCATAAATAGATTGGCCATTCAAACATTCTAAGTGTTCGATTGTGAAATATTCAAAATGTGCCAGCAAAGCATCGCCAAGAACCGTTAAAGCTTTTTCTCCCACATGAAGTCGATCAAAGCATTGAATCATGATATTACCGGTACGGCGAGTACATGGCTTATCTGCAATGCCAGAAGTAAAACTGGGACCACCTGCAATCGTTAAGCGGCACCAAACACCATCTTTAGGTACATTAAAGCCTGGTAAATTTGGATACTGGATTCTGTCTTGCGTAATACCGGTAAAAGCTTGCATACGATCGATAATAGCTTGCCTTGTCTGCTCTAAAGTCATTGCCATTTTAGCCACCGTACTTTTGAGTAATGTAAGTAAACGTCGTGCTATAAATGCCCTGCGGTGCTTGATCGGACCAACCGTTTTCTAAGCGTTCAGCATAAGGCTGGTTGTTCTGTATGTAGACCAAATTGCCCAATTTAATCTTTACAGCTTGAATAGCAGCATCTTGAATTGGGTTAGTTTCAAGTCCACGTATGCCATAGTCACCAGATCCAACCGAAACCATATGTGAAGCACGATAAGCCCCAGTATCAACAGGACTTAGATTAACCAAGGATTGCACAGCATCCATGACAATATGCTTCACATGGTCTTCTGCTGCTTTAGATACCTCAAGACTAAAACTAGTCGGCTTTTTCCCCTTCCATCCCATCATTTAACTCGCTTTCTTCATACATTTTAAAAAGGTCTTGAGCGATCGCTTGAATCGAATATGCTTCAAATTCTGAACTAGGCTCTTTTTCTCCCATGAGCTTCTTAACTTTCTGCCAAACATGAACAGCTTCATGTAAAAGCAAGCCATAGATCTCTATCAATTTTCTTTCTGAGGTATCTCCCAACTGAACAGCTGCATAAGCACCATTAGAATAGAAATCAACTTGCGCCGCTGCGCCTTCAACAGACAAGAACGTATCAACGTTATTCATGTCCTCGAATAACAGATCCATGTGAATTTGATTTCGAGCTAATGTGTATTGAACATGTTGAAATGGAGAGATATGCCATAAAGGAACATAATTTGTACTTATCATTTAAACTCCTAATTTGCGCCCATTAAAAAACCCACCGAAGTGGGTTAATTTTACTTAAACTTTTTCAAACTTATTTTCTTTGTATATATTGCAAATGGGGACAACTTTTTAATTATAGCTTCTGTTGGTTTGTTATATGCATCTAAATTGATTCTAGATTGAATATTAAAATTCATATATTCTTTAGGATCTTTAGCTTTCAACGCGTTATTTCTAAGTAAAACATAAGTATCTGTAGACACCATATTATAATTAGTAAATAACATGCCTAATTCTTTTTCATGAAGACAATTTTCTATAAAAAGTGCGCTGCGCATATTAATTTGAGTGAGATTATTTAATCTTTCAATTTTTTCTTCAATTAATTTTAAATCTTTTTGAGTCTCATATCTCAAAAGTGAAATAATTGTCATTTCCTCCAAAATATTCTTAAGGAGTTCTTTTACTTCGTTTGCAACGACCTCTTTTCCTTTTTGTTCATGCCAAATATGATAAACAAATAATGCAATTCCAAGTGGAATTATTATTTGAATAAACTTTATCACCAAGTCCCAATTAAGATTACAAGCTTCCATATATCCCCCTATTTTAGAAAGATATTAGACCAAGTATTTAAACCTTCCTCAACTGACATTTCCAAATAGTTGCGGCTGGATCTTGTTTAATATGAATTACCCGGAATGAGCCTAAGTTTGTAATCCATTCATCATCAATTTTAGGTGTCATGGACACTTCATTTTGAAGCACGGTAGCCTTCTTATCTGTGGCCAAAACTCCAAGTGTTTGGATCTCATATTGACTGTATGAGCCAAACAGAACGCCACGGCCAGAATAATTTTCTTTAACTTCAACATAAGTTTCTGTCTTAGGATCCCAATTTGTTTTAGAGATCCGCTCACAAGTAAATGAATGAACGGCGTCCGCCAGATCAGCATTAAATGCTTCAGCAATATCTGCCTGAATTTCGTCACGTAAGCCCATTAGATTTTCCTGACAAAAAAGACGGATTTCCGTTTGCAATACGGTTTTATCAAATCAAGAATGAATTGCTCGATTGCACTAAGCTTTACTGATCCGTCCTGATATTCCTTTTCGGTCTCAACTGTATCAGCTTTGACTTTCTTACGTTTTAGTGCCTGTTCTTGCCCTTGATATAGATCACCTTTCATAATGCCCTTGATGATTTGATAGGAGGCCGTTTTTAAAGGTTCAGGTACTTGGGTAGCATCTTCATAAAGCTTAACGTTACGTGCTAATAGATAAGCTTCTGACATCTGAAGGTATTGAGCCTTATCACTAGCAGATAAAGCATCAAAGCCTTCAACATGTTCTATCGCTTCTTGTTCAGTGATAAAGCTCATGAATTATTCCTTTGGAATTAATGCTAAAAGTTCATCTTTTTTAGCACCTGCTTCAAATGCAATGCCTTTTTCAGTCAAGACCGCACGCAACTCATCAACTTTTAGACCTGCATAGTTAATTGGTTGTGGTTGAGTATCACTGGGCTTTTGGACATCTTCTGGTTTTTGACCATTATTACCTGATTCAAGTTCAGCAATACGTGCTTTCATTGCTTCAGGATCATTTTGAAAAGCAATAAATTCGCCCTTAACAGTTGCCAGTTGTTCTTCGAGTTCAGCAATTTTTGTTTCTGTCATTTGTTGTCTTTCCCGTGCACGGTTAAATGATGAAAGTCCCATTTGTGGATCTCCAAAAAATAAGGCGGTGTAACCCGCCTTTTTGTTATTTGATCTTGTGCTTGAATGCCACAATACGGATCTGTTTAGGATCGTAGACACGTTCCCAGTTTGCAGCTGTTGCTAGACCAGCGTTATTAGGAGCAATACCTGTATCACCGGCCCACTTAATGCCACGAGGATGTAGTACAAAGTGACGACGGTTAATAAGAATGTCTGTTCCAGCTAAACTATCACGGTCTGTTTCTACACCAACTGGTGCCCCAATATCTTGGAAACCAATCGCGCCATAACCAAACAAGTAAGAAGTAAATACGTCGCCTTCAACTGGCATGCCGTCATCTACAATCACACGGCGATCCATAAAAGTTTTGTAAAGCACCACACCATCAGCATCACGCACGGTTTCAATTAAACCTTGCTTGGCTAGTGCTGCCATTGTGAATGAGTGCATTGAAATCGCTGTTAATTTATCAACAGCATCACCCAGTTTATAAGATGCATCGATAAATGAATGACCATCAATTACGGCTGCTGCTCCAGTACCAGCCGAAATATCATGGGTATTACCTGCCATGCTTGCAGACCCAAATACACCTTTAAGTGTATTTACGGTAAACCCCTGAAATTCACGAGCCCAGTAATCTGCTACAAGATCAGCAATCGCACCCAATGGGTCATCACCAGATAATGCTTTAGATAAATCATTTGCACCCCAAGCCTTACCACGGGCATGCAAAATAGCAATATCTTTACCAGCCGTGATGTTATTTACCCCAAGAGCTTTACCATCTGAAAGTACTTCGGACTCACCGCTTAAATCATTCCAGAAAGGAATATTTACTGTAGTACCACCTTCTGTACCAAAAGCGACTTTTTCATCAAGCTCCCCGACAATGCCTGACTGCCATAATGCAGATCTCTCGGCAGTCTTATTTAATACGTACGGAGTAAATAACTCAGGTACGATTACATCAGCAATTTTTGTCTCAGCCATTAGGCTTTACTCCTTAAAGTTTAATACCGTGTTTTGCCGCTAGCTCTTTAGCTAGTTGCGGATTTTCATTTCGTAATTGCGCTAATTTGGTCATATTTACCGAGCCATCGGCTTTGAGAATGTCTGGCTGACCTTTTGAATTGTTGCTACCAGGTGCGCCCATGCCATTAGGTTTAGGCCAGTAATACGGTTTTTGCTCGCGTAGAGATTCAACCCATTCTTTTGGGGTCATCGGTGTCTGACCGTCTTTACCAATGACCACATCCCCGTTTTCATCAACTGCCACAGCTTTGCCGTTTTCATCTAATGCAAACTTTGTCTGAGCTAAAAAGGCGATATCAGGGGTCGCTTCTGGCAGTGCTTCAAGTTCAATAGCAGCCTGTACAATTTGGCTTTGAATCACTGATTGCTTGAACTTTTGTGCATAAGCTTCGGCTTTATCAGCACGTTCTTTTTCAGCCTTCAGTAACTTTTCATGTTCTTCACGCATCTTCTCGGTACGCTTCTGAATCACTTCGTTAACTTTGCCTTCCGCGATTAATTTGGCTTCTTCGTCTTGGTCAATTTGGGCAAAGACTTTTTTAACAATTTCAGGATCAATCCCTTCAAATTGTTTCTGAAGTTTTTGAAGTTCCAACTTTGCATTCTTAGCAGCATCTCGCTCGCTTTGAAGTGCAGATTTCAAACCTTTTGGATCTTCATAACCTTCCAAGTCAAGGCGAAACTTCCCGTTTTCCTCGACATATAAAGCACGGTGCTCTTCTTTGATTGCATCAAGTGAATCAACAATAAATGGCAATGACATGTTCAAACCTCTCGTTTGATTGGGGTAAAGCCTTATCTCAAGGCAATAAAAAATCGCCCCTAAGGACGCTAAATTTCGATTGAAAACTTAGATATTTGTTGCAAATAAACGGTAGCCTTCTAGCTCCCAAAGTTTATTTTCGGCTGACTTTTCTGCATTTCCACGAGCCATACGCTCACCAATTTCAGCATCAAAGTTTTCAGCATTCACACATGCACTAAAACCCGTTGCTAGGAAAAACTTTCCATCTAAAAATGCATGGACAAAAGTAGATGTCGTGCCACCGGGGCGTTGCTCAACCGTATATGTAACACGCTCCATCAATGAATCAATTTGCGCTTTAGTTACTCGGGGTGCCACAGACTTTTCAGCTAACTCTTGCTCTGTTACTTCTTTGATCATTTTCTTCTCACAAAAAAAGCACCCGAAGGCGCTAAGGTTAAAAATTAAGTTCTAATTGATGAGTGCAATTGCTTTTAATCTTTCAAAAGTAAAACCATAAATTGCCATGGCTCTTGAAATCTTAATTTGAAGAAATGGCACCAGAATTAATTTTGTGCTCAGAATATATTGAGCATCTGACATAGTGAATTGCTTTTCAGACATTTGTAATACCTTTCGCTACATTTCCTTTGTTTGATTTGGCCTTGGTGCATCACTCACTAAGCGAACACCATGAGCACCATATGCTTCAAAAGTTACAGTAATTGTTGCGGGTCCATTTAAGGCATCAGAATTCATCTGTACTGCTCTTTGTCCAGCTAGAGGTTGTCCAGTTTCTTCATCACAAATAACCAGATAACCTTTCAAAGTAGGGTGACGCTTTAGCACTAAATGTCTTGACTCACTCATAAGCCCAACTCCTTAAAGGTTTGCTCATCCAACTTTCGAAGTTGGTCCAATGTGTATAATCGCCCCTCTGGATCGAAGAACTTATCAAAATCAAATTTCCCTTTCTTATAGAGCTTGTAACGCTTCGGTCCTAACCATTCTCTTTGAAAGAAATCATCAGTCTTTTTGAAGAACTCTTTAAATGTGGTATTAGCATCTAGCTGCCCTATTAATTGGCTTCGCTCTTCTTTTGGGATGTCCTTCACTCGACGTTCGTCCATTACAAATGGCCGTTCACCAACTAATTTCCCGTCTTTCTCTACGGGCACCAGAATACTGCGGCAATTTGGATGCAACGGCGGTACCCGCTTTGCTGGGTCATTCACTTCCCAAACAGATCCGTCCAAAGAAGCACATAATTTCGTTGTTCTCCCATCTAAGACACTGACAAAACGTACATACTCAAAACCGATTTTATTGAAAGTGTCTAAATATGCTTGATTCGCCACATGGCTCCGTACAGTTCGTACGGTACGGTCAATATCAGCTTTGGAACTGGTTAATAAGCCATCTTCATAATTAAGGCGTTTGGTACCACGAATCCGCTGGACGATTTCCTGATTAGTTTTGCCTGAGCTAATCCCGTCACGAATAGCATATTCGACCTTTTGACGTGCACTTTCAGCAATCTTGCTTAGAAGATCATCTACAAGAGCACCACCAACTAAAGGGACCTTCTTAGCAGCAGTAAACAGCTTTTCACCATTTGGCTTTTTGATCTTGCCGCCGTATAACTTAGCTGTGTAATTAGCCTCATATACAGCCATTGCAGTTGCTGAAACTGCAAATGCTTCAGGTAAGGAAGTATTTAGTCCAAGGAACCACTGAGAAATTAAATCTCGAATCTCTTTGAGATTAGCAGTAGTGTACTGCCCACTTGCTAAAGCCACTTTTTCAGAGTCATTTAATTCATCGAGCAAATCCCGAAGCCTTGCCAACATTAATGTCGACTCATCATTAAAGATTTTAAGTAGCTCATTAACAGATTGAGAAGACACCCTATATAAATACGCCTGATGTTGGGTAAGTATTTCAATCAGCGATTTATCTTCTTTTGAAGCCATGCGTCACCTCTACAACGGCATACTATCTCGCTCACTTTCAACACGCTTCAACTCTTCCTGAAAATCATGAGCTGGCAACTTACCAGTAGCGATATATTCCCAATACGTCTGGAACGAATTCTTTCCAGCTATAGCACCTTCATATAGTTGCTTAGCAAGATTGATGTCGTATTGCTGGACAATAAATTCTGGTTCGACTGTGAATGTATATTTTGACGGATCCAACTTTAACCATTGGGCAGCATATTTGATTGCCTGCTCAATAGCCGCAGCAGCACACGTCACAATGCTATGTAAGCTTGCTTGCTGATCATCTTGACGTGCACGGCGCGCTTCCCCTGATTCCTGTGTATTGGTATCGACTACCTTGGCACCGGCTTCAAGAGCAGCATTTTTTTGTGCATCCATTTCCTTTTTGGTGAGTTCAATGCCGCTACCTGAAATTTCGAGATAACCACACTGAGATTCACCAGGAAGGCTCCAGACAGCCATCACACCAGTAACGCTAATATCTTCATCACCCTCAAGTCCATTAATCCAAGGCTGCGGATGAGCTGTATGGTGAAGTGACTGGTAATAATCTGCACTTAGCTGGTAATACTTGAGTGCTGCCTTAGCCATGGTAAGCAATGGTACCGTTCCAACTTGTGGAGAATTATCGGTCGTGCCACAGAAAACAAACGGCGTGAAAGATAGCTGATTACCGCCGAGATCTGGCGTTTTATCTTCTTCAACAGAGCCATCAAATAACCGTACAGTTAGCGCACCATCAACCATAGATAAAACACGGTGAACCGTCTTTGTATCATGCCCAAACTCATCTTCACTATTTTCGAATTGTTCCTCGAGCACTAACAGCTTTAGATCCTTACGGCCACCAATGCTGTTTTCCTTCCAGTTAATGATTGATAGCGCATCATATAGAGCGAAATATGGCACACCAGCCCCATCAACATCGACAAGCAAACCACAGCGACCATATTCAAGTAATTCTAGGCAAATACGGATAAAGAGTTGTTTAAGCCCAAAACCATCATTGGTTGCATTCTCTATCAAACCCTTTAACAGAGAACTTTCAATTACGATATTAGGTTCCAGCTTTGAAACTAAACCAATCATCGTACGTAATGAATCCTGAACCCATAATGGATACTGAGCTCGACTTAGATAGGCTTTATAAATCTCTCCAGTCGTATCACCTTGCTTTTCAGCCTCAATCATTCCGGCCGATTTAGCTAGGTACTTTGTTTGTGCCTGTTTGATCTGCTCTTCACCAGCAACGGCGTCCCGCATAATCTCCCAGCTTTTTTGTGCAGCAATATACTGCGGATGTTTATCAGTAACTGCCATAAAAACACCAATAAAAAAGCACCTGAGAAGGTGCATTGATTAACGAGAAAAACCAGCGATTGCGCGCCGTTTAAATATTTTCTGAATGATGACTGGGAATCTCTTAGCTATTGGATATCCACCAGCGTCCCCAACGTGGTCCAAACCAGCGCTTTTATCTGGCATTCCAAAATCATCATAGACTTGCTGTTCTAAAGTAGCCGTAAAGTTAGGACACTTGTTTGTGTTCACTTTTAAGTGTCGTTCACCCTCAGCATTCAGAATTTGTGCATTAACTGCAGTGATACGATCTTTAATACCGGGATTCACACCATTAACTTCAACTTTGAATCCATTTTTCTTTAAGATTGCATGATCAGATTCACTGAAGTTCTTTGATGATGTTGCCTGACCTGAAGCATCTGGAATCACAGTAATATCGTGATCTGGAAAGCGCTCATTAATCAGTTGACACATCGTCGGTGTATCTCTCACGCCAACCAGTTCATCTAAAGCTCTTGGCTTCCCTTCTCTAATGACATAAACCACAGCAGCCATTTTAAGCACGTTAAAATCCATACCAATGAGTAAAGGCTCACCTTTCTTAATTTCTTCATCCGTGTGGTTTAGAACTCGATCAAAGTCGGGGTAAACAGCACCACTGGTTAAATTGACAAACTGCCCTCTTAAATAAGCTGAAATTAATTGCGGCGGATAAGACTCATAAAGTGATGATATGTAGTCATCTGGAAGATTAGCTTCATTGTCATAAGTTGAAGCTTGAATCATTCCATATAGCTTACGCTTAGCCTCTGATTTATTTGCCTCTTTAACAAATTGCTCGTATGTAAACTTAAAACCTTCAGGTGTAGTGGCCACATCAATACCGTTGAGCAAACCAGCTTGCTTATAACGCATACGTGCGATGATCTTACGCCAAGCCTGTTGAGCTTTGACCTTGGCCATAACATCAAGTTCATCAATCAAGGCGTGGCCAATTTTAAAACCTACAATTGTTGCTGGTTTCTCCATAGACCGGCAAATGATTGTCGTTCGATATTGCCGACCATAATAGATATCCACCTCTTTATTGGTTTCATAAACCTTAGTTTTAAGCCCCCAATCGAAAGCAACCTCTTCAATAGTTGGAAAGAAAATGTCGCGAATCTGCGGGTAAGTTGGAGCAAAATAACCCAAAGGTACTTTAGGGAATTCCCAAGCTTTGTTGCATAAACTGGAGCATCCAACCCAAGTCTTTCCCGATCCAAAGCCAGCGACAAATGCGCGGAACTTCTTTTCCATCTGCAAAAAATTAGCCTGAGGTACATTCAGTGTCGGATTGATGTTCGGCATCTTTTTTACTCGCATCCACAACTTGAATAGTTACCTTGACTGGTGTTGGATCTTCATCACCTTCACCCTCTCTTAACTTTTCAATCTCAAGCTGCTTTAACTCAAGATTTAATAACATCAGGTCATAACCCTGCATTTCTTCCCGAACCTGTTTAATAACCCCTTGCTTCATAAGCCTGTTGTTCTTCCAGTCTTCATAAATCTTCTGAAGCTCTTTAAGCCGGTAGGCTTTATTAGCTAGCGGGATGTCATAAACATTCTTTTTAAAGTCCTCTCGGGTTTTATGAAAAAGGTCTTTATATTTCTTACTTAAATTCTTTCCTGCCGCTTTTGTCGGGTCATAAAGTTGTACCTGTTTTCGATCAATCTCAATGTTAAATTCTTGCTTGACAGCATTAGCTACCTGTTGAGGGGTATCCATGCAGGCAAGCGCTTGAACAATAAATATTTTTACCTGTTCTTTAAGTGCAGCCATACCCCCACCTTTGTCTAGCTACGTCTAGCAAAGAAGGCAAAAAAAAGAGCCATTCGGCTCAGTTGATTACGCAGTTTCCGCAGCATTTTGAAATATCAAGTTTCGAAACAAACGGCGGATTCTTTGCAGCTTCAACGATACGTTTAACGCTTTGACTCGCCCCCCACCGTTTGGTTACACCAACAAACTCTTCGACATCGTGACCAGCTAAATAATGTTTAGGTAAACCTGTTGAGCTACTAAAGATCATTTCACCGTCTTCATCACGTTCTACGCCTATATGGTAGAGTTCATGCTCAAGCAAAGCACAAAACTCACGATCATTTGCTTTGTCGCAAAATGTAGCATCAATGGTGATCAAGTATGTTGGCACAAAGCCGAACCAGTCTCGCATCTGTTGCTCTTGTCTAGCTTTACGCCAGCCACCAACATTGAACATGACTTTTTCGCACTGGCCTAACACCATAGCTTGCTTGCTTTTATATGCAGAAGAGGCCCAAGCAAATGCTAAAAATTCTTCATTATCATGAAGCAACTCAGCAATATGGTTATGATCAGGGTTATGAAGTGGTCCACCTATAGTTAAGTAGTTAGCCACAACCCATTTTTTTAGATCTGGTGCTGGTGTTAGTCTTATTGCTTCTTCTTCATCTGCTTGATCAATAAAATCAGTCGGTGGAAATGGTCTGATCTGCTCCATCTTCAATTCTCGCTAATTCGTCTTTAATCCAGTTAATGACATATCCCGACAAAACAGAGTCTGGATGAAAGCGCTCTATTTTGTAACCCATCTCTTCAGCATGATCATATCGATCAAGACTCCAAGCCTTATTTGATAGCTTTCCGCTACGGCCACCAGACCAAGGACCACCCGCTATTTCAATGAGCAAGCGTAATTTCACAATATGAAAGTCAAAACGCCAATTTTTGGTATGGATCGGCTGAAACTTCTGTTCAAATCCAATCGACAAATCCTCAAGCTCTTCCTTAAGTGTTGCCTCAGCCTCGAGATATTTTTGTGTAGGCTTTGGCAGTGGCCGGCTTTTAGGTTTAGGTTTAGGTTCTTTTTTCCGAGTAAGCCAAAAGTATTCTGTAAAATCCATTATTCTTACCCATAAAAAAACCGCCCTAAGGCGGTGGCTAAAAATAGAGACAACTAACTATTATTTCTTAAAAGTTGCCTTATAAAGCTTTGAATTAAAGTAATCCGTAATTTCTTTACCTTCGGTTTGAATTTTTTCCTCATTTAAAGGTAAAAAATCTAATTCATATTTCAAGCTCATATACTCTGGAATAAATTTCTTTATAGGCGGAGGTGGTTTAGGTCCACCTTCTGTAATTTTTTCGATAAATCCAGCTAACCATAAAATATACTCACCTTCTGAATTATGAGGAGGAATCAAACTCACATCTATTTTTACTTTACATTCATCTAATTGTTTACTAAACAATTCAACAAAATCAATAAAATTATATTTTAATTTAAATTCTGTTCCCTCAATTTCTCTGCGTATACATGTCATAAGTAAGTTCATATTTTCAATACAGTCATGTGAAAACAATTCCTCATCTTTAATTTTGTTATAAATATTTTCCGCAAACATGAGATACTGTGGCATTTCGGCAGCTCCTCATTTTTATAAAGTATTTTTCTTAAGGTAGTCCTATTATAACAATGTTGCAACAAGAAATTTTCCATTTTTAGTTTAAGGAAATTTTAAAAATTATAAAAACGATTATATTCAATAAATTAGTACGAATAAAAGCTAGGGAAGTTTGATTTTTCTATTGAGCTTTAAAATGGATTATTGTGTTTAAATTATCAATTTAAAAAGCTTGCCTAGTAGGCAAGCTCCCCCTTTTTTGATATTTGCGCTGATCAATAAGGTTTAGTGTTACTTAAAGCAACACACTGATAATACTGAAATATTTAAAAATAAAAAAGCCCACTTCCTATTTTTATTCAGAAATGGGCTTAGCGAAAAAAAACGCTTAGACCTGAAATAGGAAATATCTATTCGGAAATATCTCCAACTTCATATTGGCATAATATTTAAGCACTAGCAATAGGGATTGAATTAAAAATATCAAATATTCATATTTAAATAGATAAAGATTTCTTTTTTTAAATGGTTTTATTTTTAGCCTACATAATTTTTTTACTTATCAAGACTTATAAAGAATATGTGCCCATCAATAGGTAATACTTAATAAGGTCTTATGTGTAGTAACCATTAGGCTCTAGAGAGTAAGAACTCACACTGACTAAAAATAAAAAATAATTAATTTTCAATATCAATGATCATATACTGCAAAGTTAAGTATATTCCAACTTCTCCATTGTTGAGTGCCTCATATAAGTCTTCATCAACGAAATCTCCAGATTCATCATATAGCCATTTATGAATTTGAATAATTTGTATATTCCCTTTTTTGTCTATTCTTGCTATTGGGTCTATTACGGACCGAACTATCACCTTCTTCTTGGTCTTAACATCAAGCAATGTGATAATTGTCATTTTAAAATCCTTATAAATATCCTGTATAACAACTACTCTCAATCAATAAAGATGTTTATATTTAAATTACTTAAATAGCAATCTTTTCAATCTAAAAAATAAATAAAAAACACTTCAATAGTATGTGCCTATTAGAAAAGATACCTTAAATATTCTACTAGCAATAAAAAACCGGTTTAAGGGCTGTTCATCTAAAATTCACAGGTACTTAATGAAGTTTTTTTTCTGTCTTTGCATCTTTCTGGGCTCACAAATTTTTCCAATAAAGTTAGTTAACCACAAAATACTTTCTTCACGATCTTCAAAATGAGGTATAAGGCTTAAATCTACTTTTATTTTGCGATCAGCTAAAGGCAAACTTAAACAATGTTCAAAGTCTATTGAGCTGTACTTCAATTTGAGTCTTTTTTCTGCAGCTTGATTCTTTATCTCAGCCATAATGCGATTTAGATTAACAATCAAATTATTTGAAATTTTATTATTTTCATATACCCGTTCGTAAACTGTCTCAGCTACATCAATGTAATTTATTAGCTCTACATTCTTATTCATGACATTTGTACTCCGTTTTTTATAATTATCCGTCTAAAATAATGTTTATTTGAGTTACTAAATTCATCACGTACGTAAATATTGTTAAAGTTTTATCACTTATTTTTAATTTAAATATTTGAATTTATTTAATAATTTTATAATTTACTAATATTTATATACATCTTTGTTCTTAACACCCCTTTTTTCTATCACTTGCCCATTGAGTTCACCACCCACACAGATATTCATTATAAGTACCAGTTTTTAATCAGACTGGACTATAGCACAAATGAAAACCTTCAGAAGGGGGTTGCTTTTAATTATCTTGTTAGAGATTTAAAGTAAATATTGAGCGGATCATATACTTTACTTTTTGTATCATAAGAAAATGCTAAGTTGGGTTCATATTTGGGATAGTCAAAACCAACCAGCAAACTATTTTGATGAATAGTTTCATTAACTAAACTTAGGTACTTTAAGGCTGACGGGTTTTCTCCACCAAGATCTTCAACTTTCTCTGGTAACAACTCGATCTGATTATTCAATTGCTTCAAATTGAAGTTAATTTTCTTGTTTGCCTCAAAAGCATGACCTTCTAAGTCTGTTTCACTATTGATAGTCTGGATTGCTAAATACGTCATCATATTGCCTTTTAAAGTTGAACAAAGAAGCTTCATAATGATGTTTTTTTATTCAGTTTGCAACAAAAAAATTAACGTAAGTTATTGTATTCTCAATAGTAAATTAAATTACTTTAATCTTTCCACACTTTCTGCATTCTTTGATTGGGTCGTCGTTGTAATCCAACCCATATTCCCAAACATGTATGCAAAAGACCTGCTTAATTCTTCGGAGCATTTGAACCTCCAAAAATCAAAAAGCCCATCGGATGATGAGCTTTATATCAGTGAATTACTTATACTTCGTCCACTATATCAAAAATATGCCATAAAGCGTCTAGACAGTCAACAAGTCTAAATTATGCTTTTCTACTAATTGAGAAGCTTTTAAACGTTCAACGATTTTAATCATTAGATCATTGGCAGTTATAACGTCGATTCCTTCAAATGCTTTTAGTGTTAATTGCAATTTATTATTAATTACATTTGTAATTATTGATATTTTACCAAAATAATCAGGGTAGTATTTCAAAGTTTCATTAACTTTCTCCCGACTAACGCCTTCATATAGTTTTACAGTGTATGTTTTCATTTGAACCTCCATTTTGTCTTAATCTTTTATCATGACCTAATAAATAAAATCTAGCGCAACTCACCATAATTGCGACCTGAGCTTTAGATTGGTTTGTTTCTTGAGCAACCTTCAACAATCCTTTATTTTCAACCTTATTTTTAATTAAACAAATTAATGCAAACTTAGTTGTAAAATCTGTTTTATCAGAATTTAATAGACTTCGTAAAAGTGCTTGAATTTGATCCGCCTCATAATCACTGATCTCACATCGAATATAAGATTTACTTTTTTGTACTTCTTTGCCAGCTTCACGCATCAACCAGTAAATTTGATTGATATGAAGCCCATCTGGCAAATCACCCCCTTTCATTCTAACTGTTTCACACCATGCGCCAAACTGCTCTAACCAACCGTCAATAGTATATTTAGACCAATCCATTTGTTGTGTTTTTAAAACTGCACTCATTTTTCACCTACCAATTGCTCAATTTGTTTAATCGCCACGCCTGCTTTCACTTGCTCTGTGCTGAACCGTAAAACTGTAAAACCCATCATTGCTGCGGAGTTGTATTTCTCCATATCCCCTATATAGCCTTTGCCCCTTGTATGACGGCCTCCACTCCAGATCCCGCCTTCCACCTCAATCAAAATCTTTGTACCCGTTATTAAAAAATCTGCTCTCCATTTACGATCAGGATGGAACTTATATTCCTGTTCAAAACCAATCTTGCATGCTCTTAAATGCGTTGCCAGAACCATTTCACCCACACTTGGTTGTCTGGCAACTTGCTTTGCTGAACGCCGCTTTTTATTTTTCTTTATCGGAAATAACTTGCGGTATTCAGCAATGCTGACTGATGACATCAAGCACCACCTTTCAGCAAATTTTCCAACTGATTAGAAAAGCAGTTATAAACTCGTGCTTTATCTTGATCACCAAAAAGGCTTGAAGCATGGGCATCGTGCTTATACTTTTGAACTAGGTTTTCAATTGAACTTCTTAGCTCAACTAAATTCGCTTGTTGTTCTTTTTGAATCTCCCAAGCCCACTTTCCAGATTTACCCTCAAACTCACTCATGGCTGGCTCCTTAT